GGCGAGCTACTACAACACAATGCACCAGCTCGGCGTGCTGAGCCTCAACGAGATCCGGGCGTCGGAGAATCTGAACCCCGTCGACGGTGGCGACATTCGCGTGGTGCCGCTGAACATGCAGACGCTTGAGCAGGCGAACGCGGCGGCTCAACTCGCGATGGCTCCCGCCTCTGAGCCTGCAGTCGAGAAGATTGTGGTCGACGAGCCGGCGACCCCGGCGGATGCCCCGACCGTGCTTGGCGTCCTTGACCAATACCGTCAAGGTGCCATCACGGTGGAGGCGGCGAAGGCATTGCTCCAAGCGGCGTTCCCGCAGACTCCCGAGGTGATGGTCGACACCATCCTCGCGGGCGTTGTGGTGCCTGAGCCCGAGCCCGAGCTGGTCGCCCAAGAGCCCGTCGCTCCCGCCCCCGAGCCGGTCGCGGAGGAAGCCGCTGCCGAGCGTGCCGAGCCGGGCAGCGTCGCCGAGGGTGACTTCGTCTCATGGGGCTCTGCTGGCGGTCGTGCTCGTGGACGCATCGACCACATCATGGACTACGGCACGCTCGATATCCCCGGCACCGACTTCACGATTGACGCGACCGAGGAAGACCCTGCCGCCCTCATCACGGTCTGGGAAGAGGTCGGCGGCGGCTGGCGGGCGACCGAGACGCAAGTAGGGCACAAGGTGGCGACGCTCACAAAGATCGACCCGCTGCCCGAGCCGGCCCCGGAGGAGAACGCCTACGGCAAGCCGAAGCGGAAGCCTCGCAAGCGGAAGGCGGACGATGGCACGGTATGACCACATCGACTTCACGCCGCCTGCGGGTGTGCGGGAGGAAGCACAGAAAGGGCTCGATTGGCGAAGCGAGTACGGCCGAGGCGGCACGGCAGTCGGCGTGGCTCGAGGGCGAGACCTGAGCAACGGCACGACGATCAGCCCAGAGACGGCTCGCCGGATGAAGGCTTACTTCGACCGGCACGAGATCGACAAGCAGGGCGAGGGATGGAGCCCCGGTCAGAACGGATTCCCATCCAACGGCCGGATAGCGTGGGCCCTCTGGGGTGGCGACTCCGGGTATTCATGGGCGAAAAAACTTGTGAGCCAGATGAACGCAGCAGACGAGGAGGACCGGACCATGAGCGAGGCACAGATCGAGCGTCGAGCCTTGGTGCTGGAGGAAGCGGAGAGCGACCAGCCGCTCCTGCGGATCGAAAGCCGCAGCGAAGGCGACGAAAGCGCAACTGACTGGGTCGTCGGCTATGCCGCCCGGTTCGGAGTCAACAGCCTCGACCTCGGGGAGTTCACTGAGCGAATCTCGCCGGAGGCATTCGGTCTGGTCAGCGAGCGTCGCGGCCGGAAAAAGAAACTCGAAACGCGGGCGCTCTTCAATCACGACGCCAACATGCCGCTCGCCCGCTATCCGAAGACCCTGCATCTCTACGTGGACGACATCGGCTTGCGATACGAGTTCCCGGTGCCTGACACGTCTTATGGTCGCGACGTCGCCAGCAACATCCGCAGCGGCATCATCAAGGGCTCGTCATTCTCTTTCACCGTGGCCAACGGTGGAGACGAGTGGACGATGGAGGACGGCCGCAGCATCCGCACCATCAAGGCGGTCGACAGTCTCATCGACGTCGGCCCGGTGACCTATCCGGCCTATCCCGATGCCGACGTCGCCATCGCTCGCCGGTCGTTCGACGTGTTCCGCCGGGAGCACGAGACCAGGGCATCGAAGGCTCGTGCCCAGCGGGAGGCCGTGCGACAGACCGTCGACTTCTACCGGGGGTATCTTCGGCAGCATGGCGGCTAAGAGCGGCGACGTCTGTGGGCGATGCCGGCAGGCCCGGCTCGGCGTGTACTCGACTCGCGATCGTGGCGAGTACCAGTGCCGCTATCTGCGATGCCCGCGTTGCGGCACGAACGCGAAGGAAGTCCTTCCGGGCGAGCACGTCCGCCGCCGGGCGTTGCCTAATTAGGCAACGACTTCTGCTCGCGTATCTGGATGGGTGCGGGCTGCGCCTCCTAGCGTGGAACTATCGGCGGCCGGTGTGCCGCCAGTTTCGCACACAAGGAGCCTGCAGCCATGGACAAGATCAAGGCCCTGCTCGATGAGCTCGCCGCCGTTGTCGCCGAGATGGAGGCGATGCAGGAGGAGGCCCCGGCCGAGGGTGCCGAGCCGATGACCGAGGAGCAGGAGGCATCGCTGCGGTCGCTGACCGAGCGGGCTGGCAAGCTGCAGGATCAGATCGATTTCCTTCGCAAGGTCGAGGCCAAGAGCCTTGAACTGCGAGCGGTGCTGGAGCGTGCGGCTCCGGCTCGCGTGATCGAGGCCGCCACCACCGAGGAGATTCCTGCCGTGGAGAAGCGCACCGTCTACGCCGTGCCGAAGTCGCATGGCAACCTCCGGGCCTTCCGAAACGCGGAAGACGCCTATCGGGCTGGCATGCACATCAAGGGCTTCCTGCTCGGCGATGCCGAGGCTCGCCGGTGGTGCTACGACCACGGCGTCGAGTCTCGAGCCCAGGGCTCCGGCACCAACGCGGCCGGCGGCGTGCTCGTGGCCGATGAGCTCAGCCGCGAGATCATCCGGCTGGTTGAGGAGTACGGGGCGTTCGCCGCGAACGCTCGCCGGATGCCGATGACCAGCGAGACCATGCTCATGGCTCGCCGGAAGGGCGGCCTGACCGCTCGGGCGGTCGGCGAAAACGTCGAGGTGACCCCGAGCGACGTGACCTTCGACAACGTCGAGCTCGTCGCGAAAATCTGGGGCGTTGCCAACCGGACTCCGATGAGCCTGATCGAGGACTCGGTCATTGATTTGGCCGACCTGATGGCTCAGGAGACGGCCCAGGCCTTCGCCGAGGCGGTCGACAACGCGGCCTTCATCGGGACGGGCAGCCAGGCCTACCACGGCGTGACGGGCCTCCAGGTGGCCATCGACGACGGCACGCACACCGCTTCTGTCGTAACGGCTGAAAGCGGCGAGGATCTCTTCGCCGACCTGACGGTGACCTCGTTCGCCAAGGTGATCGCGAAGCTGCCCCTGTACGCTCGGCGCAACGCGAAGTGGTACATCCACCCCGCCGGCTGGGCGTCTTCGATGCTCCGGCTGTCGGCGGCTGCCGGCGGCAACACGAAGAGCGACATCGCCGGCGGATTCGCGGAGAGCTTTCTCGGCTATCCGGTGGTGCTGTGCCAGCCCCTGACGAGTGCCCTCAGCGGCACGACGGGGCAGATTGCCTGCCTCTTCGGTGACCTGACGCAGAGCTCGACGCTCGGCGATCGGCGGGCGATCAGCATCAAGACCGACGAGAGCCGGTATATCGAGTACGACCAGCTCTTCACCTTCGCCACCATGCGAGCGGCGATCGTCAATCACGACCTCGGCACCAACTCGGTTGCCGGCCCGGTCGTGGCCCTCAAGTTTGCCTGAGCCTCACCCTAAGGGAGACCTGCAGAAATGAACCACGCTGAGAATACGAAGACGGTCGCCAAGGTGGTCGATGGTGCGTCCATCGCCCTGCCGGTCGACACGAAGGGATTCGCCCGAGCCAGCATCGACGTGGCCTATGAGCCCGTGGCGGCGGCTGGCACGAATTCGGCGGTCGCCACGGCCTTGAAGCTCGAGACGAGCGACACCAACGGCTCCTTCGGCGACCTGACTGGGTTTGTCGGTGGGACCGACTTCACGATCCCGACGCCGGCGAACACGAACGACACCACGGTCGTTCGGTTCGACGTCGATCTGCGGGGCCGGAAGCGGTGGCTCAACGTCGCCTCCACGCTCCAGACGAGCGGCGGCTGTGCGGCGGTCGTTCGGCTGTCGAAGGCTGAAAACGGCCCCGACTCAGCCAGCGAGAAGGGCGTCGCCGTCGCGGTCAGCGGCTGAGTTGACAAGCTCTGCATCATGCGTCCAAGGACGGCGGGCACGGAGGCCCAACTCCGGCCCGCCGTTTTCTTTGGAGTCAATTGCGCATGATCGTCAAAGTTGGTGGTACAGACGTCGACATCCGCGTCGAGGCTGTGCTCTCGATGCCCAGGCTGGGATTCACGAGCAATTTCTTCGCGTGGGCCCAGGCCCTCATGCCGCTTGGCATTCGCCCGACGATGGGGACAGGGGCGTTCTGGGATCAGGTGAACACTCGCGTCATGGAGCAGTTCATTGATTCGTGCGAATACATCCTGACCATCGACTACGACACGTTTTTCACCAAGACGGATATCGAGCAGCTCTTCGCTCTGGCCTTGACGTTTCAGACAGATGCCATCACGGGCCTGCAATGCAAACGGGAGGACGGGCGGCCGATGCTGACGCTCAAGGGCGGCCTGGAGAATCCACCGGCCGACGGTACGGCCCAGGTGCCTCGCGAGTGGTTCGCCGAGCCGGTCCAAGAGGTCGACACGGCCCATTTCGGCTGCACCATCATCTCAACGGCGGCCCTCAAGAGAAACAAAAAGCCATGGTTCTGGAGCAAGCCCGGCCCAGACGGCTCCTGGAACGAGGGCCGGCTCGACCCTGATATCTGGTGGTGGAAAAACTGGCGCGAGAGCGGCAACCGGGTATTCATCACACCCAGGGTCATCCTCGGGCATGGCGAGTACGTGGTGACGTGGCCGGGGAAGAGCCTGGCGGCTCCGGTCTATCAGTGGACGACCGAGTTCAACACGACCGGCAAAAAGCCGGAGTCTGCATGGAGCATAGGGTGACAGATGAAAATCAAACTCGTGAAGCGATATTCGACCTACCGTCCGCAGACGGTGGTCGACTGTGATGAGAAGGTGGCCCAGCGGCTCATCGACGAGGGCGTGGCTATTCGCGAGCAGCAGGCCGACCTGATTGAAACCGCGAGCGTAGAGCCTGTGGCCGAGACGGCCGATGCAACACCCCGGAGACGGGGCCGACCGCCGAGGGACGCATGAGGCACAACAGCCGCTATCGCAGCCTAGTCCGTGTCACCGAGCCGGCGGTCGAGCCCGTGTCGCTCGCCGATGCGAAGCAGCATCTGCGGGTCGACACCGACGACGACAACCTCTACATCACGGCCCTGATTTCGTCCGCTCGCGAGTGGTGCGAGACCTACATCGACCGCACATTCGTCGAGACGCAATGGACGATGCGGATGGATTTCTTCCCCTTCGAAATTGAACTGCCCCGGCCGCCGATGCACCCGACGCTCACAGCGACGGTCGTGACCTATACCCGAGATGACGGCACGGTTGAGACGCTCTCGGCAGCGGCATATCGTGTGGACCGCAATTCGACGCCGGGGGTGATCCGAAATCTCTACGGCGGCTCCTGGCCTTCGCACCTACTCGACGAAAATAGCGTCACAGTCACATGGTGGGCCGGCTACGGGCCGGACGGTCAGAAGGTGCCGAAGGCCATCCGGCACGCGATCCTGATGCTCGTGGCCTATCTCTACGAGCGTCGCCTCGCGGCTGACAGCGTGCCGGCGACAGAGATTCCATTCGGCGTGAAGAGCCTGCTCGATACGCACCGATGGGGGCAGTACGCATGATCCGCCCTGGGGAACTTCGCGAGCGGGTGACGGTCCAGGTGGCCAGCGGCACGACCAATGCCCTCGGCGAGACCGTGCTGTCGTGGAGCACATTGACCGAGGTCTGGGCGAGTGTCCAGGGCGTCAGCAGCCGTGAGGCCCTGCTCTCGGGGCAGCAGGATACAAGCGTCTCGCACAAGGTGCGCATGCGATACCTACAGGGCCTCACTCATCAGAATCGGCTCGCCTGGCGAGGGCGGACGCTGGAGATTGTCTCGCTCCTGGAGCACGACAACCGCAGCGTTCACGAGCTGCTCTGCACGGAGGACGTGTGATGGCTGGTATCAGCGTTCGCACGGAATTCACTGACCTGGCGGACATTCGTGAGCAATTCCAGCGGCTCCCTCAGAGGGCGAGTGCCGAGTACTACCAGAAAGCCATCAAGGCCGCCCTGGAGCCAGCTCGGGCCCGCCTCGTGCAACTCACGCCCATCGGCCCGACTGGCAACCTGAGGGCGTCTATCGCCATCAAGACAAAGCGATACAACCAGACCGGCAACGCAATCGGATTGCTCGGCTACCGCGTAGCGGGTCGGGAGCCATCCGTATCCACCGGGGGAAGCGTCAAGGTTGGCAAGGACAGGGCTTTTCACCAGGGCTGGATTGAGTTCGGTGCCAGGCCGAAGCCAATCAAGACCAAGTCAACCAAGCCCTACACTCGCCGCGCACACGTTCGTCAGACAAAAAGCGGCCAGGGCGTCAGTGTGGCTACTCATGTCGTCCAGAAGGGGCAGAACGCCTACATCGCGTCTTCGTGGAACAAGCGTGGACCGTTCAGCATTTCAGCCGGGGCTGATGGCCGGGCGGTCGCATCGACCAAGAGCGGTTTTTTCGTGAAAAAGAGCGAGCCAATCAAGCACGACGGCATGCCCGCCCAAGCCCCAATCAAGCGGACGTTCGAGCAGACGCAAGGGCAGATTGCGGAAATCCTGCGACAGCGACTGACAGCCAGCCTGCAGGAGGCACTCAACGCCATCGTCAATCGGCCCTCGGATTCATTCTCGACGCTCGGCCTCAACGAGACTTCCTGAAATGGCCCTCAAGAGCCCTGAAAAAGTCCTGCGAAACGCCCTCGTCACAAACACCAATGTGACGAGCATTTGCA